GGCCGAACTGGTTCGGCCGTCTGCACTAAATGTGCTTGCGGTCCCAAAGGAAAACGTTACTTCACGTTTTCCCTGGTATCTTATGCTGTAGGCGGGTTTTCTTTCGATGGTCCCCCTTCGCTGCATGTACTATCTCTGCATTGAAGATGTGTGGGAAACATCCATGGCTACCATACCATGGGCCTTTAATTAGGCTACCAAATGTACATAGTACCTCTGTATCGGAGGTCCTGTCGCGAGGGACTTTACCCTGCGGTGTATTTTCCAGGTTTAACGTGATGGTGGTGTGGCTTGCGGTAGCGCGGGGCACTCCGGTCTCTAGGGACCGGGGTGGAGCGCGCTACAAGCTCGCCACATACACACTAAGTAAACCTTAGCGGCTTAACTGCCTGTCTGCGGCCCTGGGTTGGGCTCTTTTCAATGATCTAGGCGGCGGTGTGCTCGCGACCCCTAGGGGACGGTTACACACTGCCGCGCGAAATCATGTGGTTTAAAACCCATATTGAGTCTTTTCCGGGAAACCGAAGTTTACACGGATGACGTTTGAATGGAGGAAGTTAACAACTTCTCTCCTGTTTATGCCATAGAGTATGGAATTTAACATCCATCTCTCCAGGTTGCGGCTAGCGCTCCACCTAGGTGGAGGTAGCACCGTCTGGAGCCCTGCCGGCGCCCCGCGAAGGGGATCCCGCTTGCAGGGGTTCGATCAACCTCATGGAACGAATAGAGTAGTTCGGCAGTAGTAATACTGTAGGTCCGAGGTCCCCGTATTCGGAGAGCACGGTTCCACCCCAAGGGGTGGGGCCGTGGCAGTCTAGACTATAAACACTTAGCGATGAAAGTAATGTTAAAACATTATATCAGCCGACTAAGATTCAACCTTCTGAAGTTTAATGACATGTGCTCCGTAAAAGGAGCACGCCCGCTAGTTAACATACTGAAGAGTATGGTTATTCTATCGGGACTACGGGTTACTTCAGGTAAAATCAAAACTATTGTGGTTCTTTGTAGAACCGTTAACGCTCTATACCGGTCACAAGGTCCCAAGGGTACCGCTCTTCATCTGAAGACGGCTTCTGTTGCTTTGCAGCAGGCCCTTGGGGGATACTTGGTGGAAGATATAGGGAGGGTCTCCGGAAGCCGTCTTTCTCGAAATAGAAACGGCTTCCCCAGACTGATTCTCGCTCAGCACCGGATTGATATCCGGGCTGGCGACGCTAATATTGTCCGATTCTATCTCACCTTCTTCAACCTATACAGGAATATCCTGTATGTCGGTACTCCGGGGTTGAAGAGCATCGTAGAGCCTGATTCAGGCTCCCACGCTGTGGACGTTCCGTTGATTGGGTTCTTACCCAATTTTATGGACCGTTTTGTTTGGGATAGAATGTCCCGGGCGCATGTTCTTTCGTTCATGCGTGCGGAGGCTGGGCGGATGTTTCCCCTGTTCCGGTCGAGCCCTGGTGGGTTCTTCCTGGAGAGGGGGGGTGAGATGGAAGCTTATAACTTCTCCTCCCACCCTGCTGTACTTGTACGGCAGGCAGCCGCCCTGGCTTCGGCTCCCGGGGGTCTTGGGACTTCCTTGATGGCGGTGCTGGGCTTCTTTGCCGCGGCACCCGTGATGAAGCAATTCATCGCGATCGTGAAGTCCGGAGTCGGGCTTATATTACCGCCGATCTCGGCGCTGGGGAAACTCGGCGCTAAGGTCGAAGCAGCGGGTAAAGTTAGAATATTCGCGATGGTGGACGCCTGGACCCAATGGGCCCTGCGCCCCATCCATCTCGGGATATTCGAGATACTGAAAGGTATCCCAATGGATGGTACGTTCGAGCAAACTGCTCCTCTGTACCGCGCAGACTCGTTTTCGGGTCTGTATTCATTGGATCTAACCGCCGCTACCGATAGACTCCCGGTTTCTCTCCAGGTAGCAATACTCGGGGAGCTCCTTGGAGATGCCGCAGTGGCGCGCCACTGGGCGAATCTATTGGTGAATCGTTCCTATAGGTTCCGTGTGATGGGGTTCGAGAGGTTCCATGGTGACTACCGCTATGCGGTGGGTCAGCCCATGGGTGCCTTGAGTTCTTGGGCAATGCTTGCCCTCACCCATCACTACCTGGTACAGGCCGCGGCCTGGATGTCGGGTTATCCCCGGCATCTCTTGTACCGGGATTACGCCATTCTTGGCGACGATCTAGTATTAGGGGACGCTTCCGTAAAGGACGCATACCTGGCTATCTGTGATAGCATAGGTGTTAAAGTGGGACTTCATAAATCCCTCATTAGTCCTCGGGGAACGGCATTGGAGTTCGCTAAACGAACGATCTGGAACGGGATCGACGTGAGTCCGATCCCCTTGAAAGAGTTCAATGCCGCCAGCCAAACACTGTCCGCTCTGGTTTCCTTTGCCGGTAAATACCGGTTGGACCTGGTGCGGACGTTAAGGGTATTCGGATTCGGGTGGAGGACCCTGACGTGGCTTAACCGCCCGCTAGGTAAGTTATCCTCCTCGGTCCGACTAATAATACTAGGCCTATCTCTGCCGACCGATGCGGCCTCCGCGGAAGAATTCTTCCACCGGGGGGAACCGCGTCTGGTCCGGCACAAAATAGATATGGAGGCGTTGTTGAACGCCTTCAGTAGGGTGAAG